ACAGGAGATAGCCCATGAAGGGCTGAAGACCTTTGAGATAGAGGAAGTGGATGAGCAAGATCCGAGTTAATAAAGTCTACGGACACCTAAAGAGATCAGATAAGAAGATAGTAGTAGAGCAGGGCGGTACTCGTTCTGGAAAGACCTACAACATTCTCCTCTGGATCATCTTTCATTATTGTGGGAAGAATGTAGGTAAGACTATTACAATCGCTAGAAAGACCTTTCCTGCGGTTAGATCCTCAGTAATGAGAGACTTCTTAGATATCCTAAAAGGATCAGATCTCTATAGAGAGGAGAATCATAATAAATCCAATTCAGAATACATACTTAATGGGAATCTGGTAGAGTTCATATCTATGGATCAGCCTCAGAAGATCAGAGGTAGAAAGAGAGATCTTGCATTCTTAAATGAGGCTAATGAATTGACCTTTGAGGATTGGCAGCAAATCGTATTCCGTACTAATGGAAGAATCATTCTGGACTATAACCCTTCAGACACTTTCCATTGGATCTATGATAGGGTAATACCAAGAGATGATGCAGCATTCTATCAAACCACCTACAGAGACAATCCATTCCTAGATCAGACTATCATAGATGAGATAGAGCGATTAAAGGAAACGGATGAGCATTATTGGAGAGTCTATGGATTAGGGGAGAGAGGAACAAACAGAGCGCAAGTATTCCAATTCACCACTATCCAACAGATTCCTGCAACTGCTAAGTTTCTATCCTATGGGCTTGATTTTGGTTTTACTAATGATCCTTCTGCTCTTGTGGGATGTTATCAGGAAGGAGATAATCTGTATTTTCAAGAATTGTTATATTCTACTAACTTGACCAATCAGGATCTGAATAGAGAATTCCAGAAGATAGAGATAGGGAGATATGATGAGATCTTCGGAGATTCCTCAGAACCTAAGAGTATAGAAGAACTCCATAGAATGGGATGGAATATAAAACCTACTCAGAAGGGAGCAGACTCNGTTAATGCAGGGATAGATATGCTGAAGAGNTANAAGATCCATATCATAGGAAGTAATCTCATGAAGGAGATGGAAAACTATAAGTGGATGGAGGATAAGAATGGTAATCTACTCAATAAGCCAGAGGATAAATACAATCACTTGATAGATGCCCTGAGATATGGGGTATATAACAAACTAAGCAAACCTAATTATGGGAGATACACAATCCGTTAGCATAGAGATTCCAGAGAATCTATCAGATGTGAAACTATCTGTATATAAGAAGTTCATCCTTATGGCTACAGAGGAGAATGGTGATGAGATAGCTTTATATCAGTTCTGTGGCTTGACTCCTAGTCAGCAGGAAGCGATGAAGAAGAAAGATCTTGATGAGATCAGGAATCAGATAGGTATGGTATTGGCTGAAAAGCCTAACCTAGTAAAATCATTCCAATTCAAGGGTAAGGAGTATGGCTTTCATCCTAAGATAGAAGACATCTCTATGGGAGAGTATATTGATTTAGATACCTACCTACAAGAGCCATATAAGAACGCTGAGAGGATATTAGGAGTCTTATATAGACCTATCACTAAGAAGATGTTTGGAAGGCATAGCATTGAGAATTATGATCCTGAGTCTCATAATGGGAATGGGTTTGAGGATCTATCTGCTGACATCTTTCTAGGTTGTCTGCTTTTTTTTTATCGTATCGTAACCAACTTACAGATAACTTTCCTACAATCTTTGGAGAAGGAGGAGAAGAGGGATATGATGCCCAATCCAACTTCAGTAGAAAGTGGGGATGGTATGGAGCAGTACATCAGATTGCTAAAGGAGATCTCTTACAATTTGAGAAAGTAACGGAGTTACCTCTAAGAACTGCACTCACATATCTGGAGTATGAGATAGATAAGAATGAGGTTGAGAAATCTATCATGAAAAAAAGTAATTAAAATTCTTTGTTAATTAAAAATTATATCTATCTTTGAGTAAATCAAAAGAGATAGAGAGATGAAAATTACTAGCTTAGAAAGTCAATTACTTAATCAAATTCTTAATAGCAACTCAGGAGGCTACGAAGAAAGAACATCAGAATGGAGTTATTCTGAAGACTTAGATGTGAATATGAGCCAAGCAAGAGCCTTAATGACTACACTTGCAAAGAAAGGGATTGTTGAAGTAGACACTACTGATGCTGATGTAGATGGAAGCGGAACTAGCATATATATTAAAAGAGAATATCTTAAAGAGGTTGAAGGATTATTCTACTTAATTTCAGAATAACAATAATCAGGGGAGGGGAAACCCTCCCTGTTTAAATCATAGAGAGATGAATTTATACGACAAGTTAAGCCCAGAGGCTATTAAGGTATTAGATCAGGAGATGATTAAGTTTCCCTATTCTACTAAGGCATTAATCACAGGATTAAAGGAGAACAGATACTGCTTAGATCTTACATTGAATCAATGTCATAGAGTAGCAGCAGTATTCGGCTTTGAATGCACATTGACTAACATTATAAACTTCTTTGAGTAATGGGATATCTAGATTGGGAGTTAGAAAGCCATCAGTATTATCAAGATACTACTTGTGGCGTTTGCGGAGAGTGTACTGATCCAGATTACTACGATTGTAGATGTGAAGAAGAAGAAGATGAGATACATTTGGGAATCTAGTGGTGGTTCGCTAGGTTGGTTTGGTTGAGGAGGTCTGTGGTGGATCTCCTCTTTTTTTATCCCTATTTTAGCGAATAGGGTTTTTTAATTGTATGAAGAAGGGATACTATCAAATAACAGAGGCACTTGAGAGTGCTGCATCAGCAAATGATCAGATCAACCAAGTAACTTGGGGAGATATCTTTGATCTAGATTTCAGGAAGCAGGATATGTTTCCTATTGCTCATGTAATGACAGGAACGGCAACTCTAGGAGAGAGAACCATTACTTATGAGTTTGATCTTCTGGTAATGGACATCGCAGATTATAGCAAAGATCCTAAGGATCTGTATGAGGGGAATATGATGAAGCAGGATATCTATCATAGGACTCTTGCAGCAATATCTGAGATATTAGCCACCTTCAGAAGAGGGACAGAATATGATGCTTATTTCAGATTAATCAATGATCCTATTGCAGAGCCTTTTGATGAGGATATGGAGTCTACTATCTGCGGATGGAAAGCAACACTTCAGATAGAAGCTATAAACCCTAACAACATCTGCTAGATGAAGGGAGAGAATACACAGAAGGCATTAGATAAGTTCGGTAAGTATCTGGTCAAGGAGTCAAGAAAGAACCTTACTAGAAAGAAGAAGAATGTAACTAATAGCCTCTATGAATCTCTAGATTATAATGTGAAGGCTATGCCAAACTCTTTTGAGTTTGACTTCCTGATGAATGAATATGGTGAGTGGGTAGATAAGGGAAGGAAGGCAGGAAAGAATCCTCCATTCTCACCACTAAGGAAATGGGTAGAAGATCGCAGGATACAATTCAGAAGTAACAAAGGGAAGTTTCAGACCTATGATCAAACGGCTTGGGCTATAGTTAAGAGCATTGGTAAGAAGGGAATACCTGCTTCTAACTTTTACTCTAGACCATTTAACTTAGGGTATAGTAGATTGCCTAATGAGATAGTAGAGGCATATGCTCTAGATGTTGAGGATTTTCTAGAGTTTACAATAGAAAAATTAAACAAAGAATACAAAGATGGCAGTAATTAGCCCTGAAGGATTAGTAGCAGCAAGATCACCTCTGTTTTTTACTTGGGATGGCTCTAATAGAGACAGACTAGATGGAATGGAGTTAGAGATATATGTGTGGAGTGGAGAAGAATCTGCGAAGCCTTCAAGCCCTGTTTATACAATTAACAGAACATCAGGATTTGTAGACTTCTACCCAACGGCAGATATCTCAGCATTGATAGAGAATGAGTTTATCAATCGGATAAGCAAGTTACATAATGATGCTCTAGTATTTCAGTCTCCTGATTCGCAGTTATTTGTCCAGATTGATTATACCTTAGATTGGTTTAATACAGAATCCGCTCCTTCAGGAGCAGGTCAGGATACAGGATCAACAGAGATCTTTATAGTAACTCATGGATATGGTAAGTTCATTGAAGGGGCTAATAAGAAGATACAAGGGCCATTCCTTCAGGAGAAATCAAGATATGCATACGAGAAGGATGCTTGGATGCTGCCTATCTATCTAGGACTTCATGGAGAGGGATTAGATATTATCTATGGATATCGTGATCGTGTGGTAGCTGATGGAGGATCTGTAGAGGCTCTATCCTGTTGTAATATCGGACTCGCTAATATCAAGGTGTTGAATGATGATGGAACTAGCTATCAATATGCCGTAACAGAGTCAGATGTATATGAAACAAAGGCAGAGGAAAGAGTATTATTATTCCCTTCTGGAATTGCGAACCTTTCAAATTGGAAGGCTAATCAAGGATATGGAGGTACTGCACCTTACAATGCAAACTATTATGATGTTCAGTTATTGGATGGGTTTAATTCCGTAATTGATCAGGTTAGAGTCTACAATGAATGTGAGCCTAAGTATGATCCTGTTTCTCTTTATTTCGTGAATAGATATGGTGCATGGGATTATGTAACATTCTTGAAGAGATCAGATGTTGATCTGAATCTAGATAAGGAAGTATATAGATCAGTTATTGGTAATGCTTCAGCATCTGGATATACTTGGGGTAATCAATCAAGAGGTGTAAGATCATACAATCATCAAGTGAATCACAAGATGACTCTAAATACAGGATTTGTATCAGAGGATTATAGTGAGGTAATGGAGCAACTCCTGATGAGTGAGTATGTTTTGATGGTGTTTAATAGAACGACAAGCCAATCAGGATCTGAATTCAATATATCTCAGGAACAGAGAGCAGTAAATGTCCTTACTAATTCATTAAGATTACAGAAGCACATCAATGATAAGACTATCAATTATACGATAGATATTGAGATGGCTAACCCTGAGAATGCAATGCTATGATAGAGATCTATATTGGATCAGAGAGATTAGATACATTCAAGGATGAGGATGTGAATATTAAGTTGAGCCTTCAGAATGTGAAGGATATCAGCAAACTATTTATAGACTATACTCAGAACTTTCAAGTTCCTGCATCTAAGACTAATAATTCTGTATTCAAGCATTACTATAATGCAGATATATCAGGAGGATTTCAAGCATCACTAAGACAGGATGCTACAATGTTTGTGAATAAGGAATTATTCAGAGAGGGGAGCATTGAGTTGATGTCTGTAGATATGAAGAATGGAAAAGCTAGAGCATATGAGGTGGTGTTCTTTTCAGCAGGGGTTAATCTAAAGGATCTATTTGGGGAGGATGAATTAACGGATCTTGATTTATCAGCATATGATCATGACTATGAGGGAGGAGTGATTAGAGGAGCGATGGAAGGAACTACCCCTCTTCATTCTGGGAATGTCATCTATCCATTGATATCTCCTGTGGGAGACTGGCACTATGATTCTTCATCTTCAGATCATAGCCCAAATGATATAGCCTATCATAGTCAAAATGATGATCATGGGCTAGATTACTATGAGTTGAAACCTGCTATCAGGATCAGCAAGTTGATTGATGCTATTGAAGCGAAGTATTCAATCACCTTCACATCTACCTTCTTCACTAATTCTAAGTTCACAGATCTATTCTTATGGGGACATAGGAGAGAGGGATATATGTTCAAGGATCAGCCTAATGGCTTTACGGCTCAGAAGATAAACTTCACCTCAGCCACAGGATTGTTTGATGCTACAACAGATCTGTATACCAACAATAATATAATAACATCCCTGATATGGAAATACACTATTGCATCTACTAATGACTATCAGGTGCATTGGTATGTAAATGGGGTATATGTAATGAGCAGACAACATTCAGGAAATGTTACCAATCAGGAGGTATATCTAAACGCATGGCTCAAGGGAGGTGATCAGGTTCAGATGAGGTTCTCACCGCCAATAGATTGGGGAGGAGAGACAATAACAATTACATCTAGTAATATATCAGGTAGACCTTCAGAATTATCAGCAGATGTATTTACGGCAACCACTAGCACATCTCAATCATTTAGCACTGATGTGATCATGAGTGATCAGATGCCTGAGCAGAAGGTCTATGATTTTATGATAGGTCTAGTGAAGATGTTTAATCTAGTGATTGAGCCAACAAGCAGAACTAAGTTCATAGTAGAACCACTAGATGATTGGTATGCTTTAGGATCTAACTATGATATTACTGATCATGTAGATATATCTTCTGAGAAGATTCAGAAGCCAGAACTCTACAGAAGAATCTCATTTAATTATCAGGAATCGGGTTCATATCTAGAAGAGGATTTTAGATTAAGGAATGGAGATGTA